ATATTATTATGTGATAAAGGTTCTATTTTGTATGATGTTTTTGGCAGAAAAAATTAGAGTTTATTAAAAACATTATAGGAGAATTTAAAAATATTTAAATTAAATACTTGACAAGAAGTATTAAATTAGCGTATTGATTTAAGAGTAATTGTCATAGAGGTAAGTATTCGCTTGTTAAGTGGTGCTTGCCTCAATTATTATTTTAACAAGCGGGCATAATATGAAACAGGCATTATATGCAATATTATCTTTTATAGTTGCGGCGTTGTCAATTTTTTTAATATCAATTAGCGAATGGGGATTTGCGACTAAATTATTATTTGATTTCATAATAGGATTTATAGGATTAGTTTTTATTTTAATTTCAATTTTATATGATGAATCAGGTTCTGGTGGCAACGGCGGCGGATGGCATTATGATCGTTGGTAGGAAAATTTTTCAGGGAGGAAAATGAAAATAGATTATAAACTTTATTTAAGTAAAGAAAAAATTCCGAATGAAAAAGATTTTGTTGTCGCTAAAATTGACAGAATGCAGTATATTATTGAATGGGTAGAGAAGTGTAATAAAGAGTTTAATAATTTAATTATAGATAAAAATATAAATTTTTCTGGTAAAGAATTGGATATTTTAAAAATGCCTGTAAGTTTGAACGGTGAAGTTTTAAAAGATATCCTTGACTCACTGGCAGATATTGCAAAAGAAATTAAATTGATAAAAGGTGAATTATGAAAAAAGATGTTTATATAAAACAGTTAGAAAATAGCATTTTAAATAAATAAAATAAAAATATTTAAAAATAATACTTGACAATGAACATTTAATTTGCTAATAGTTTATTGATATGGATAGAAATGGCAGATAATAAAAGTTTAAAAGAAATTAATCTTGACTTTAAGGCATGTTGCGAAAACATGGAAATACACTTGAAAAGTAAAAACTTTAAGCTGGCTATTGATTGGAATGGAAACGTAAAGGGAATGGTAATAAAAAAGGTAAATGAAGAAATTATAAATAAATAATTATATAAATAAAAATATCGAGTAGTTTAAATCGCCGTAAGGCAGTAATTTAAAGCCGATAGTTAGACATAGCAATATGTTTGATTATCGGCTTTTTTATTTGGAGTTAAATTGAATTATCCGTTTAAAAAAATTATAACTAAAATACAAGCAAGTCAAGCGAAAAAGCAAGCAGCAATAAATCAGCAAAAAGAAGTATATAAGATATTTAAAGAGATTGTTCAGGCAACAGGCATTGAAGGTATGCGCGACATTATGAATTCTGGCTTTATTGATGAAGCCATGAGTGCGCAAAAACAACCGAATAAAAATAACTTTAAAACTTATGCAAGCCAAATTGAAGCTATCTATAAAATGTATTTTGCTCAATCAGATTATGGCAGTGAATTAACCAGAGGCATTATAGATACGCGTGCGGGATTGATTTTCGGAGAAGGCATAAATGTTATTGTTCATGATTCCGATGAAGGAAAAGATAAGAAAAAAGAAAAAGTACAATCATTAGACAATTCAAAAGAGATTGACAGCGGAAATGAAACGATTGAAGATGAAAAGAAAAAACAGATTGAAACATTTATAAATCAGTTCCTTGAAGACAATAAACTTCAAGGTGAGAATGCTTTAAAAATTGGTGAATGCGGGGAAAAAGAAGGCAAGGTTTTACTTGCGTTAAGTGTTATAACGAAAAACAAAAGAAAACAAATTAAAGTTAAAGTAATAACTTTTTACAGAAATAATTATAAAATAAATAGGGATAAGGATGGCGAAATTGTAGATGTTACTTATAAAGTGGGGACTGAAACAGTTACTTTAAAACCGCACAAATTTGTATTTATTAAACTTTCAGGAATTGACGAAGATGATGAAAATACCCCGCCAAGAATCGCTAATGTATTAACTCAAATAGAAAATTATTCAAGAGCTAAATATGACTTGAGGCATAACAATCATTTATTTGCAAAGACAACGCCATTTTTTAAAACGCAAGATGACAAACAAGCAACTTCAATCAATAATGATATACGTGCTAAAAAATGGACGATAGGAATGAGCTATGCCGGCCCCGCTGATTTTGACTATAAAACAGCACCAACGGCGGTTAGCGAAACAATTCGACAAGAGCGCGTAATGGACTTAAAGGATATTGCTAACAGCGCGGGTATTCCGGTATTTTTTAACGATCCAGAACTATTAAGTAATAAAGCTCTCGGCGAGACCATGATGGAAATGGTTAACCAGTCTACAAAAAAAGAACGCTTAATTTATTCATCGGCAATGGTTGAACTTATTCAAAAAGCGATGCAAATGGCAGTTGATGGAAGTATTGACGGTGCTATTTATGAACCAGATTTAATTGATGTTAATATCCCGCTTATCACACTTGATAATTTGAAAGCGTTAATTGAAACATGGGTAGTATTATATGAAAAGAAGTTTATTTCGAAAAAAACAGTACAAGGTAAAATACCAGGAATAAATCCCATTGATGAAGAAAGACAGATTGAAGAAGAAACTAAAAGTGAACAGAAAATCAACCCTGATGTAAATAGCACGATGGATGAATTGCTAAAAGAAAATCAAAACAATAAAATAGAAAATCAAGAAAACACAAATGGAGATAAAACACAAAGTATAAATAATAAAAAAGTACAAGCTTTTAAACATAGGCATTAGGAATATAAAATTATGACAATAAATGAAATACAGAATAAAATATCTATTCTTGTAAGGATAGAAGAAAATTTAAATAAAATTAAAAATATGACTATTCTTTTAAATAGTCAGACTTATTCATCTTTGAGTTTAAACATAGGAAGTTATTCTTTAGGAAAAGAACAAATAAATAATTTTTGTACAGAATCTTTGAAATCTTTTTTATTAAATAATAAAGAAGAATTGGGAAAAGAAAAAGAAATATTAAATAAAGAGTTAAATATAAATTAAGGAGTTTACATGAATGATGAATTAAATAATACCTTTGAAAGTATTAACGAACCTAGAAAAAATATTAACAACGATGATGTAATTTCATCGCATAATATTTATCCTAACATGAAGGCTTTTGAAAGAAAAGACTTAGATGAATGGTGTGCTAAACATCAGAAAAAGAAAAATGAAAACAAAATTGAAGAAAAAGCAACGATTGAATAAAAGGATATTATGCCAGAATTAAACGAGCAAATATTTCAAGAAAATATTCATCTGTATTTGCAAGTAATTCAGTCATTAAGAGATATTGATATTCTTGGAATGATTGACAAGGACACGCTTGCAAGAATTAAGCAGACCGATGAACACCCTTATTTTCAGGCTTATTCGATTTGCCATACAGGAACAAGCAACCCTAAATTGCTAGGCGATACAAAACAAAAATCAATACATTGGACTACGAAAGCAGTTCAGAGTTTAAAAAATATTGTATTAAAGGGTATTAAGTTTTTCAGAGGACACAATAAAGACAACTCAACTAATAATAGGGACGTGTTGGGAGAAATAGTTGCAAATAAAGAAATGGAAATTAACGGAAAGTTAAATCACGTTGTAGTCTCATATCATAAGCCGGAAGTTGTTGGTGAAGTTAAAAAATATGATATTTGCAGTCAAGAAGGGATATGGAATTTATTTGAGTCAGCAGGTAAGGTTATCGCTGATTCAGTTGAAAAAATAACAGGCATAGCGTTAGCAAATTCTAATGAGGAGTTTCCTGCATTTGAAGGCGCAAAAAGGTTATGCAGCGTACAAGCATTTGCAGAACAAACCGGAGAGGTCAATAAAACATCTGGAGAAGATGTGAATACGCCCGGAGAGGGCAAGGAGAAAAAAACAATGCCAGAAGAAATAAAAGAATTGACTTTTAAAGATTTAAGGTCAATCAAAAATTTTATTAAAGATAATAAAATTCATATCAGTCAATTAGAGTTTACACTTGACGACGTTATGAGCGACAAAGTATTAAGTAAAATATTTGTGGATTTAGACGCAAAAAACAAGGTACTTGAAGATGAAAAAAAAGGATGGACGGAAAAAGAAAAAACGCTTTCTAAAGAGAAAAAAGATTTAGAGGAAGCGGTGAATATCTATGTTTCAAAAGAAAATCTTTTAACTTCAAAAGAAAGATTTAATAAATATTTAAATGGTCAGCGCAATCTTACAACTAATCAAAAAGAATTTATTACATTAGAGTTTGATGAAGAAAAACCGGAAGATTTGGCGGATGAAAATTTAAAATTATTTATTGATAAAAAGAAAACTGAATATCCTGAATTTATTAAAAAGTATGCAAAGATTTTGCCGAAAGATGAATCTGCAATTGAAACTAATACTAATATTCAAGAAGAAGATGAACCTGATAAGAATGATATGAATGACGCTCGCAATAATGATTTATTGCCAGTAGAATAAAACAAGGAGGATTATTTATGTTTTATCCAAAAGATGTACATATTTACGATGAAAGTTTTGACATACATCCAGCAGCAACTGCACTGAAGGGTACTCCTTTACAACTAAGAGATGTATTCGGTTTTTGGTTAACTGATGTCGTTGTTTCATTAACTACTACAAATACTTTTGTATACAGAATGAGACAGGTATTAGCTGATAAACTAACAGGAAGCGGCGAAGAAATTCTTGCACTTGAAAAAGTATATGCAATGGTTAATCAGGCGCATTATATAACAGCACATCCGACAGGTGTTGCGGGTGTTGATTATTATTTTTGCGGATGGGCTAAGTTTGACGCTGGGGCAGATGACACTCAAGTTGTAATAAATTTTGATGGAACTCGTTGGAACGAAAATATATAAGGAGGTAGAAAATGAGTAACTATTTTTTAAGTGGAAAAAATAAAAACGGAAAAAAACTTACCGATGAATTATTCTTTGACGCTTTGTATAAAGCGATTATTGGGAATAATGGCAGGGGTGATTATAATGAAATATCAAAAACAAAGGCAGTAGTGCAGTCATTCTTACAGAAGCCTAGAAATATCTTACAAAAAAAAATACAGGCGTTCACGGGCAGCACTGATTTGCCATTACTTACAGGTGAGCCATTTGTAATAACAGTAGACCAGACGGCTTATGACTTGGGATACGAACAGGCATTTGCGGAAGTGTCGCCAGTAAAAGGCAAATTGTTTTGGACTGTTATTGCAGGACATAATTCTTTAACATTTTTGAAAGTGCCTGAAGGTGGTAGAATTGTAACTGCTGGCAAAACAGGTGACAGGGTTACATTTCAGATTGATAAATACGGCGGAGCGTTGGGCTGGACTTGGGAAGCAATTGAAGGGCGCGAAACATATTCATTGATACAGGACGCTTTAATTTTCAGAAATAGATTCTATGAAACAAAAGCAAATGTATTTTACATGCTATTACAGGCTGCTGCTGCTACAAATGCCGTTACAGTTTATGATACTGGCACAGATGGACAGTTAAGACGCGATATCAGAACCATTAACCAGGCAATCTATGATTTGACTTTCAGATTAAGAGATAAGGGTTACGGCGATATGGCAAACGCTCCTGTAATTATTTATGCTAACAGGTCACTCGAAAATAGATTCAAGGCTGCTATTCGTGCAACTACTGACGCTATGGCAACACAGCAAACAGGTGCGGAAGAAATTACAAGTAGACCGGTAACTGTAATATATACTTATAATCAGGCTATCACTGCAAACAGACCAATTGTTTGCGTTCCTGGTATTACTATAACAAGACAGGATTACATGATGCCGACTACTTATACAGCACCGACTGACGTACTTACGTTGAATGGTGCGCAGGCAGTATGGGCGGCGTACGGCGGCGGCATCGGTGATTCTGAACAGTGTCAAAATTTTTTACTAACATAATTTAATTTTATGATATAGTAGGGATTAACTTCCCTACTTATCTTATAAAAGGATTTTTATAATGACGGAAAAAGAAAAAAATAAAATAAAAAATGCTTATCGTAAAATCGGAATAGACCCAGATGCGGCTTTAGTTAATGAAAAAAATATATCACAGAAATTAGATTCAGGGGAATATAGAATTAAGGATTATCTTAAATGACAGTTGGTGTAAATAGCTGGATAAGTCTTATAGACGCAAATACTTATTTTTCACAAATTAAAGACGGCTCATTTTGGACTGCTTTAAGTAACGCTGAAAAAGAAATATTGTTAATGACTTCTTTCTACTGGATAAATAGAAGCGGATATAGCATAGCACCGACTAATACAACTGCAATAGTTAAGCAAGCTCAATGTGAATTGGCTATTGAAGTACATTATAGATATATTGAATATAAAAAACGCGCTGCACAATACGCAAGTGGTTTGCGGTCTTTTAATTTTAATGGATGGGCTGAGTCTTTAGCGTTGCCAGGATTGCCAATATTGATTGAAAATATGCTTGATGGCTTTTTAACCGGCAAAGGCGGGAAGTTTTTTGAAATGACAAGAGATTATTAAAATGACAACTGACGAAAGAATAAAATATACAATGACTAAAATTTCAAATATTAGTAATATTTTATTTTCAAAAATCAAACAAGCAGTTCTATCAAAAGATGACTCAATTGCATTCTGGGGCGGATTGTCAAGAGAAATTCGACAACAATTTAATAATTTAAAATTAGCGTTTAAAAATCATTATTCAAAAATAATAGTGATTGAATATTTAGAAAATTATAAAAAAGAAATAAATAGAATTAAACAGTATAAAAGTATTGATAAATCTAAAATGGATTTTAAGAAAATGTTAAAATCAGTATCACATAAAAGAATTATCAATAGCATTATATCGAATGGCGTAAATAGTTTTAATACCGGAATTGACACGGCAAGCAAGAAGATAAATAGTCTGATGAATAATATTCAGCTTTCTTTAACAAAACAAAAAAAGATATCTATACAGGCGTTAAGCGCAAAAGATAAAAATAAACTTATAGATGATATGATGGCACAATTTAAATCCGAAGGTTATGAAGGTACTTTATTAAAAGACTTTAAAGCGGCATTGGCTGAATTTGCAATCGATGAAGACTATATTGTAATTACTGACAAAAACGGCAAACCTCGAAAATATGAAATAAAAGATTATGCCAAAATGGTAATAAGAACGAAGATTATAGAAACGGCAGCGGCAGGCACTATAAATATTGCGCTTGATATTGGTAGTGATTTAGTTCAGGTTAGCGATCATAATACTGATTGTGAAATATGTGAACCTGTTGAAGGCAATGTTTATTCAATATCCGGGAACGACCCAGATTTTCCTATAATGGATTTTACGCTTCCAATTCATCCGAATTGTTTCTCAATAGATACTGAAATCTATACAAATAACGGTTGGAAATATTTTTTTGAATTAAATAAAAGTAAAGATAAATGCCTAACCTTAAATTCTGATAATTTTAATTTAGAATATGCGGAAATTAAAGAAATTATACAGGATAGACAAACAGAGCTGATAAATTTTAAAAATAGATATTTAGATTTATTGGTAACTAAAAATCATAGAATGTACTATATGTCTGACAGTAACAGAAAGATGAAGAAAAATAAATATAATTTCATTGAGGCAGAAAAATTATTAAATTATAAATCAGGAAGATTTTATGCGAGTTGCTGTTGGCAAGGAAAAGACAACATAAATGATTTATGGTTTGAATTTCTAGGATATTATTTATCAGAAGGGCATGTTTCAAAATATAAAAAGAATTCTTATAATATATGTATAAGTCAAAGCAGCAAGGTAAATAAAATAAAATATGATAAGATTTATAATTGTATGGTGCTTTTATTTAAAGACAAGCATATTTGTAAGAGAGAAAATTGTCTATCTGTTTACAACATGAAGCTAGGTAAATATTTAAAAAATTTTGGAAAATCTCATGAGAAATATATACCATTATGGATTAAAGAATCTTCAAAAGATAAAATTAAAATATTTTTAGACGCTTATCTTTTGGGAGATGGATATTATAGAAAAAGATTTAGTAAGTTTTTAAATTGTTTTACTGAAGAGCGACAATATTTTAGCACATCGAAGAAAATTGCAGACGATATAGGTGAGCTTATTCTTAAAACAGGCAAACGTCCTTCTTTTTATACGGATAAAGTAAAAGGAAAATTACATAAATTTAGAAACGGAAATTATATTTTAAATCATAATCTTTACAGAATAAAAGAATGTAATAATATAAATTATTCATTGGATAATATGAAAATATCTAAAATCAGTTATAATGATTTTGTTTATTGTGTTAATGTTGAAAAAAATAATACTATTTATGTTCGGCGAAATGGTCAGTGTGTTTGGACAGGCAATTGTCAACATACTATAACAGTTGCGTTCAGAGAAATTTTAGAGAGAAGGGGAATAGATAAATACTTATGACAGTTGACAGCCATAATTTAAAATTAAAACAAGGAACTAATAATCAAATAAAAAAATTAATATCAGTTGGTTCGCATGAAATGACAATGCCAAATACAAACAGGAGTGATATGAAACATCCGAGCTTTTGGGAAGTAATGAATAAACATTCAGGTCGAGTCGGTGATGAGAATGGCAAATTTGAAGGACTTAATAACGTATGGAAAGGTGAACCTTGTTTTGTTATAGCTGCAAGTCAGGCATTAAAAGGAATTGATTTAAATTTACTTGATAATCAGCATACAATTACAGTTAATAAAATAATAAACATTTATGATAAGAGAGAATTTTTCTTATGGTTAGACCAATCATTTTTAGATAAAAATAAATATGATTTGAAAAAATATCAAGGAACTATTTTACAAAATAGTTTAACGTCGGATGTTTTTACAGGCAAAAATAATGTTGTTCGTTTTCAGCGCAGAGAAATAAGTAAATTTGAAGTTAGTGAAATAATTGAAGATGGCTTATATAATTGTCAATCAGGTGTGGCTGCTTTAAATTTTGCTATAATCGCAGGTGCTAACCCTATATATTTAATTGGGCATGATTCAACGACTGATGATAAAACACAAAGCGATTACTTTAGCACAAAATACAGAGAGACTACGCCTGCTAAGGCTAATTATGATGAGTATGAAAGCAGAAAAATGGGATGGTATGGAAAATTTTTAAAGTACGCGGACAGAATTATAAATGTGTGCGATTTAGATAGAGCGTTTACATTTAGAAATTATTTTAAAACTATTCCATTTAATGAAATAGATTTATCAAAAAAATATAGAAAATAAAAATTAAACAGGAGATTTATATTTATGAAAATTGCATTGATAAGCTTTGGCGCTGAACATTCACAACGACTACCATGTAAAAATTACAAGTTACTTAACGGTAAAGAAGTATGCAGGTATACATTTGACTTTATAAAAAAATATTTTTCTGAATATCCGTATTATGTTTTTACAGATTCCAAGCTAATTGAAAAAATAGCAAAGGAATATAATTTTAATACAGTATGGTGTTCAAAAGATTCACGAAACGGGGAAAAAGGCACAATATTAGTTCAAAGTTTGATAAAAGCAGATTGCTATTTTAATTTATTTTTCACCAGTCCTGTAAGAAATTTTAAAAATATAAAATTCAATATGGACTTATGTGTTAATAATAATATTAACTATGCGCACATGGCTAGTTTTAAAAATCAATCAAAACCTAAAATAACTTATAATATGTCTTTTTGGAGAGATGAAAAAATTAAAAATCCAGAATACAGAACGGTTTTATTGCCCGATTATTTTGACTTTGATATAAATACACAGGATGACTTTAATGCTGTTGAAAAATATATTAAGGAGAATAAATAATGGAGAAGAGAATTCTTGCTACATGGGATTTCCATTCTGTCCCTCATTCGGTTGGGGATATTATAACATTTTTAGAAAGATTAGAAATTGAATGTATAGAACACAACATCAACACAATAGATTTTTGTTTTTTATTTGATTCAGAACATCCCGCACGCACTCATCGATTTAATGGACAGGGGAAACTTGAAGAAGATGTAAACCAGAATATTACAGTAAACAACTTTCATACATTGTTTATACCGTTGTTTTCAGCCGTATTTATTAGCAAGCGAATAGGAAACTTTTTTATATTTAATGAATATAAAAGATTTTATAAATTTATAGAATTGAATCAATATCATTATATTTTTGTGCCAAAAACCGAAGATGTATTAAATAAAAAACATTATTACAAAGAAAGCTTTAAGATAGTTGATGAATATTATAAAAAGAATAAAAAAATTCCTTATCTCGAATGTAGACAAGGGACTATCCAACACATAAATTTATTTTTTTCTGAAAAAATATTCCCTAAATATCCAGTAGTCGTCCATATTAGAAATACCAAAGGATATGACGATAGAAATTCAAGTCAAGAAGAATGGAAAAAGTTTTTTAATGAATGTGAAAACAAGTACAAAGAAATCATGTTTATTCTTATTGGAACAAAGAACGACACACAGAATTTTAAAGGACTTAGCAATATTATAATCTCAAAAGATTATTTTAATACATTTGAAGAAGATATGATTTTGATTAAGCAGTCTTTATTATTTTTAGGAACTAGGTCGGGGCCGTTAATGATGGCATTTTTTACAGGTGTTCCGTGTATAATATTTGATTATAATTTAGCGCCGCATGAGAAATGTGATTTTGGGAAGAACTTTGATTTTATGAACTCATGTCAAAAATTGATATGGAGAGAAAGGGCACATCCGGCAGCAAACTGTAAGGTTATACTTGATGAATTTGAGAAACTTTATAAGTCAATAAATAAAGACGAATGGAAAGTCAAAATTGAAAATAATAAAAATAATAATAAATCTTATTTAGAATTAATATAGGAGTTGAAAAAATGGCATTGATAAGAAATAATGAAAAAATGAAATCAGGATTAAAGGATTTTATAGAGTATATTAAAAATTTTGGATTTGATACTAGGCAAATGACTATTCTTGAAATTGGTACTTTTAATGGCGAAAGTACTGAAATATTTGCAGATAATTTTGGAAAAGTAATTACAGTAGACCCTTATAATTATGAAATGCTTGACGATGACATGAGGCAGAATGATTTAAGTGGTGGAACTATTCAGGATATTGAAAAAGGCTTTGTTGAAAATGTATTAAACAAACATAATAATATTATAAAGATAAAAAAAGAATCATTGGAATATGTGAAAGAATCTGATTTAATTGATATTGTTTACATTGACGCAAGCCATGAATATGAAAATGTAATTATGGATATTAAAGCATGGTTGCCAAAATGTAAGATGTTTATTTCAGGGCATGATTATCTTGAAAATAAGCCGGGCGTAATACATGCAATCGCAGAAGTATTTGGACAGCCGGATAAAATTTTTCAAGACCATTCCTGGATTGTGAGGATTAAATAAATGAGTAAATTTACACATGCAAGATTAGGGCTTAATGCTCAAGGACTTTATGATTTTTGTGAATACATTAAAAGTAAATATGATATTTCACAAATGACATTGCTTGAGATTGGTTCGTATTTGGGGGAATCCGCAGAAATATTTGCGCAGTATTTTAAAAGCGTTCATTGTATTGATCCGTGGACAATCAAAGAATGTATAGACCAGAGTTACAACGTTTCAGAGGTGGAAGCAGAATTTGACAGGAGGGCACATAATGCAGGCAATATTATAAAGACAAAAGGCTTTTCTTCCGATGTTGTTGGTTCTTTTACAGATAAATCATTTGATGTAATATATATTGACGGCGGGCATGGTTATCATGATGTTTGCCAGGACATAAAAAATTATTTACCCAAATCAAAAGTTATAATATCAGGGCATGATTACGGTGGGGGGGGGGATTCTATGATTAACTTGACAGGCTTAATTCTTGCCGTTAATGAACTCATTGGTTTGCCCGATAAAGTTTTTCAAGATTATTCATGGATTAAGGAAATTGGCAAGTGAATAAAAGAATTTTAAGTATTTGGGATTTTAGAGTCGTTCCGTATTCGATTGGAGATTTAATTATTTTTTTAGAGCGAATACAAATAGAACTAAAAAATCAAAATATTGATAAAATAGATTTTTGTTTTGTTTATGATCCTAATTTGCCTGCAAGAGAATTTAATACAGTTGACAAGGGCAAAGACGATCAAACAATAACAACTAAAAATTTTCATTATCATTTTTTGCCTTTAATTTCAACAATCTATATTTCCAAATATATTGGCAAGTTTTTTATATTTGATAATCATGATGAACTTTATGAATTTATTGAAAATAATAAAGATAAATATATTGTCATGCCGGATATAGATAAAATAAAAAACAAGGAATTTTATTATCGAGATAATTTTAGCTATATACAAAATTATTATGAAGATAATAAATCAATTCCATGTTTAGAATGTAAAGATGGAACAATTGAAACCATTAATCAATT